GGCCGGCGATGTCAGGACCAAAGACGGCGGCTTTGACGACGAGCTGACCAGATCGTACCTGGGACGCGAACGCGATACGGGCTTCCACGTCGAGAAACAGAGGTAGGTGACAAAACTATGGCAAATCCAAATTCGCCCTTCGGTTTCCGGCCCATCATTCGGATGGGCGGATCGCCGTTTTCGGTGACTGAATACGGCAAGGCGGCGGCGGACGCGAATCCGATTTTCGCCTTCGATCTTGTGGGGCACCTCACCGGCGGCGTGCCGCTTCCGCTGCCTGAGAATCCGCTGTACAACCTGTCGCGGATCCAGTCCGGATCGCAACTCACGCCGGGCACCTCGCTCTGGCTCGGCGCTTCGCTTTCGTACGGTGCCGCAAGCGTCGGCAGTGTGCACCCGGTCTGCGATGAAATCGACTGCGTGTTCATCGCCCAGGTGTCGGGCGCGACGGCGATTACGACCGCGGCGCACGTCGGCCTGAACGCCAATGTGCTCAATACCGGCGGCAACGTGGCGACGAGGATGAGCGGGTTCCAGGTCAACGGCACGGGCATCGCAGTGACGGCCGGCCTCGACCTGAAGATCCGCCAGATTGCGATGATCTCGCCCAACGTGGAGGGCGCGAACGCGATTGTCGAAGTCATCATCATGAAGCACTCGCTCGGCCAGGGCACGGCATCCGTCTAGAGGACTCCAATGTTCATACGCACACTATTCCCCGACCTTTACCTGCAGTCGATGCTTCCCGCAATCGACGAAGTGGTGATGACGAAGTACTCGCAGTTTCCCGACGAGTTCAGCGAAGTCTTCCGCATGGAATCCTCGTCGCGCTCGATCGAGCAGACGACGGAAGTAACCGGCTTCGGCCAGTTTGCCGTCGTTCCCGAAGGCGGCGACACCCGTTACGACGAAGCGCTGCCCGGCTTCAATAAGACCTACGTCCATGCTCAGTATGGCTTGGGATTCAGGGTCACAAAAGTCGCGATGGACGATGACAAGTTCGGCGTGGTCCGCAAGCTCGCGACGGAGCTGGGGCGCTCTGGCAAGGAAACCAAGGAAGTCACCGCGGCGAATGTCCTCAATACCGGCTTTACGACCGGCATCGGTCCGGACGGCGTGCCGCTGTTCTCGACCGCGCACCCGCTGATCGGCGGCGGCGTGCAGTCGAACAAGCTGTCGTACGCGACCGACCCCGACGTCACCAGCATGCAACTGGTGTTGACGCTGGCGCGAACCACCGTCGATCACCGCGGCAAAAAGCTGCGTATTCCGCCGAAGAAGGCGATCTTTCCACCAAACCTCGAATTCATCGGCGCCGAACTGCTGGGCGGCACGGAGCGACCGGACACGGCGAACCGTGCGATTAACGCCTTCCGGCGCCGCAGCGGGATGCCGTCGTTTGATTCGTGGATGGTCTATGACTACCTTTCCGACCCCGATGCCTGGTTCATCGAAGCCGACGCGGGCGATACCGAACTCCGCTTCTATAACCGCGAACCGTTCAACACCGTTCACGACATCGACTTTGATTCGCGCTCCGTCAAGACGGCTGGCTGGATGAGATTTTCGGTCGGAATGAATGGTTGGTACGGGATCGTAGGTGTTCCGTCGTCATAGTACGGATAGGCCAAATGCCCTTTACAAGCAATGACTTGGGATGGGATTCTGTAGGTTGCTCGACCTTCAGAAGTGCCGCGTCTGCGGCAGTGAATTTTCTCTTATTCCAGAGCACTGGCACCGGGAACCAAAGGCGAAATCAGGACTTAAGACCACGTGCAAAACATGCGCCAGCGAACGCGCTAAACAATGGCGCGAGGACAACCCCGAGCGATATCGGTCAAACTATCTGGGGCGTAAGCGCTCGCCGGAATTCCGTCGCGCCGAGTACGAATCCAGCCGTGGAAAGCGCAGAGAGTACTTTCGCCGTTACTACGAACAGAACGGCGAAAAGCTCAGAGAACGTCAGCGCGAGTACAAAGCTCAGAACCGCGAAGCCATCAATAAACGAAAGATGGAAGCGTATTACTCCATCGATCCCGAAGTCAGACGGGCGAAGAGCGCAGCCCAATACGCCGCAAACCGCGAAGAGCAGCTTGCGAAACACCGCGAATACTACCGGGCAAACGCAGAACGGATCAAGCTCGCGGTGCGCGAGTACAACGCGGCGAACCTGGACGCGAAGCGCGATCGCGATAGCGCCTACCGTGAGAAGAACAGAGGCCGCATTAACGCCACGAATCGGGCGTGGAAAGCCGCCAACCCTGAACACGTCCGCGCTCTCGTTGCGCGATACGAAGCGCGGCGGCGTGCCGCTACCGGCAGAATCACGGCGAAAGACGTGCGCGCGCAGTACGAAACTCAGCGCGGTACGTGCTTTTACTGCCAGCGCAGCCTCGCTCACGCCCAGTTCCATGTTGACCATTTCGTGCCGCTCTCCAAGGGCGGAACGAATGAACCGGAAAACATCGTGCTTGCCTGTCCCAGGTGTAACCTATCCAAGCACGACAAACTACCCCACGAATTCACGCCTGCAAAGGAGTAACTCCTGATGTCACGCAGCAGCTACCTGATACCGAAAGAAAAGCCCACCCGGACCGCCAGCTCGCGCCCCGGACACCACGACGATCCCGTCGTCGTGACGGATGACGAGGACGACGAGGCGCAGCCTGCCGACGAGCCTGAAACGCAGCCTGCCGTCCCACCCGACGATTCCGGTGTGACCCCGCTCGCGACCGGCGCGGCCGGCCTCGCGGTAAACCGGCCGTCGCGCTTCAGTGAAGTCCACATCGTCGCCAAAGGCGCAGGCGGCGGGGGCCACGCGCCCTCCATCGGTTCGGGCACCGTCGTGCCGCTGCGCATCATCGTCCCGGCCACGCAGAGCGTGAACACGCTCGAAATCGTCACCGCCGCGGGCGTGGTGCTCTTCTCGATCAGCGCGACCGGCGTTCCCAGCGCATAAGCCTCGTTTCGCCGGATGCAGAACAAATCACAGCATCGAAACGTCATCCCGGCGACGCCGATGGGCGTGGCGGGCGTGCAGACCTCTGCGCCGCAGCAATCGACGTGGGGCCGCGGCATCCGCTTCTTCGTCACGGTGGCGGGGGCCACAGCGGGCGGGGGAACCGATTCGCTCATGCTCTGCGCCGTCCCTCCCGGGCGTAACGTCGCGATTCCCATCGCGGGCTTCTCGGGCGTCAATCTTCTGGGTACAAACGGCACTTACATGGCGGACTTCTACCCCGGCGCGTGGCTGCCCCCGGTCGGCCAGACGCCTGCCGTCGCGCTCGGCAACCTGATCGGCGTAGCGGGCATCGAGATTCCAATGACATGGGCGGTGCGGGTCACGATGGGCGCGGCCGACAACGCCATCATCACCGTCGACGCCGAAATGATGCCGTAGGCGACGCAGGCATCTGCCAGCGGACGCACGGGCATTTGCCGAAGTGGCCCTGACCTCGCCGTCCCGTCGAATACCGATGTATGACTTGGGGCGTCCTGAGAATGGTCCTGCAGCAGACGGCGCCAGGCGTCTCGCTCGACCTGATTGACGGCTTTCTCAACACGCGCTACACCTCTGTACTTTCCGCGACCGACTGGGCGGATCTGAAGGCGCATTCGGCGATCCAGACGCAGGCGGCGTACGAATCGACCACGGATACGGCTACGGTGACAGTGGGCACTGCCGCCGTCGTGGGAGCGGGAACGACCTGGACGGCGGCCATTTCCGGCCAGGCGTTCTACGTTCCCGGCGACACCGTGACGTACATCGCAACGTACGTTTCGGCGACGTCGCTGACGCTCGACCGCCCGTACGAGGGCAAGACCGGCGATCCGGCAGGCCTCGCCTATCCTGCCTCGCCTTACGTGCTGATGCAAAACCTGTATGCGCTGCCGACGGATTGCAAGTCGGTCGTCTCAGTTCTGGACCCCACCAACGACATACCGCTGGACAAATTCACCAAAGACGGGCTCGACACCTTCGCCGGGCCCAGGACGCGGATCGGCTACCCGACCGCGTGGGCTGAGTACGGCAACACGCCGGAAACGACGCAGCCGGTGCTTCACCAGATCGAGCTTTTCCCGCCGCCGCGCGACGCTCGCGGCTACCCGCTCGAGTACCTGCGCACGGCCAACCCGTTCACCGGTGAGAACACCAGCGATTCGCCGTTGCCGTTTATAAGCGGTGCCGTCCTTCTCGCAGGCGTGCGTGCCGACATCGCGCTCAGTGAGGAAAAGTTTGCGAAGGCACTGGGATACGAGAAGCAATTCGAGGGGGAACTGGCGCGCCTGCTGCTCGAGGAACATTCGCAGCGCAGGGTGAAGGCCTCGCTGAAGATGGCGGGCCGGTTTACACGGCACCGCCTCGCGCGCCTCGACCGCGGCGCAGGTACGGGCTGGCGTGGCTCGAATCCCGGCGGCCCAAATTGACGCTCGGGCAAATCTCCGCTCTCGTTTCGACGCGTCTTAATGAGGCCGGTGGCGGCCCTTTTTATCCCGGCGGGGAGATTACCGCTGCCATCAACGAAGGCCAGCGTTTTTTTACCTTGCTCACGCTCGCGCTGGAAAGAACAACGTCCTGGACGCTGCCGCCCGCGACCACGTTTTTCCACATGCTTGCCGTTTCCGCGGCCGGTTCACTGCTGTTCCCCGACTGGCTTGTCCCCCTGCGCCTTCGCAACGCCTCTACCGGCGTGAAAATACGCCCGGTACGGCTGGAAGATTTGACCTCGCTCGACGCCTTGTGGGTGACGTCAGCTGGCGCGCCGGTTCGCTATAACCACGCCGGAGCCGATTTGCTTACGCTCTACCAGCAGCCGGCCGTTCCCGGTACGGTGCTGAGCGTGACGTATGCGCGCGCGCCGTTGCCGCTGGTTAACGCGGGCGACATTCCCGAGATTCCCCAGGAGTATCACAAAAGCCTCGTCAATTA